CAAAGGTTTTGAATATAAAGCATTGTCTGTAGTAATTAAGCTATGATTTGCAGAAGGAAAGTTTACGAATACTAGATCATTATCTTGATCAATACCTACGACTTGACCATACGCAAAGTTTGTAGCTCCCGATAAACCAGATTCGCCCGAATTAAATCTTGCTGTACCTGCTGATAGCGTAGCATCAGAGATAAAGTAATCACCAACTTTTGGGAATCCGCTTCTATCAGCTTGTGGTGTGTATGTATCAGCGTAAGTGCCTGGAAACAATTGAAACGCAAGTGTACCTGTAGAAGTCTGAATAACATTATCAATTACTGCAACTGAATAACCCCATCCACCATCTGTGATATCAAAATCAATGACTGCTGTTTCTGCTTCAGATATCTCTGATACTGCGGCAGTTGCGTTGATGCCTGATTTATTAGACCTAATAATAACTTTATCACCTGGCTTGTTGCCTGCTGATCGGTTAGTTCTTTCAATTGGCGCACTAGTGATCGATCCAAAGATATCTTGCCCTGGATATAGATCAACTTCTACACCATTACGTGCGCCACGCACACGCAAGTTATCGTCTCTAGTAAATGCACCATTTAAATTTGATAGATATAGAATAGGTACAATCAGACCATCTAAAGTCTGAAAAACGAGTTCATCAACAAAAGCGTCTGCCTTTGAAGTATCGCCTGATATTCTATCGCCTTTGCGAATAGGATAATCTACAATAGTAAGTACAGGTGCCATTTCAAGATAGCGTGTTGACCCATACTTTGAATCTGAAACTCGTAGAATGTAATAGCTAGGATAGAATACTTCGATCTCATTGTCAAAGAACATTTGAAATAATAGTTCTACACTTTCTTTAGAACCTTTTCTACGATATAAGTCTTGAATATGTTTTACAATAAAACGAGTATCGTCTGGACCCTTTAAAGGTAATGCATTTAAATACTTCTTTTTAAAGTATAATAGAAAACGCTCAAACGTGGTATCGATATCTCTGATAGCAAACGCATCTCTAAAATCGTTTTGTCTTGTATCGATATATTCATAATACGATTTAACAAAATCAACAAAGATAGGACCCTCTTCCCGATAGATACCAGGAAATTGCTGAGGTATATCAGTGTAAATGTTCTTACGAACTTGTTTACTCGAAGGTCTTACGGTTGACATGTTTAGATGGACCTTACATTAATAGTTACATCTTGTGGTCTAATGATAAGAATTCTATCTTTAGGTGATTTAATATCTTTATTTGCTGTGTTAGCATATATTTTAATTGCGTTATTACCAGAATAAGAATCTACTTTAAACTTAGACAATTTAACTTGACCTGTAGCGTAATCTACAGTACCAATTTTTCTCTGGAAGATACGTCTAGTAGAGACCGCAGATGTTACTGCTAGAATATTGCCTATACCATCGTCTTGTAATATAACTTCTGTTCCGTTCATTGTGAACGTAGAACTTGAGATCGCAGGCTCGTAATTAGCAAAGCCTACTGTTTCGTCTAATGCATATGGACGATCAAGTTCGTTAACAAAATCAAACGCTGGGTTTGTTATGACGTTAAGTGCTGGCTTATACTCAATAATAGCCTTTGACAAAATCTCTGAACTCTGAATTGAAACGTCAACTGCATCTACGTAATTTGCTATACGTGACTGTCGTAATGCTATACCAAACTGATTAAGATTTGCTTCGCTGTAATCAGTAATAGCTGTCTTTACGAGTGCCGATATGTCAGCAGAGTTCTTTGTAGTTAAGTTAGGATTATAGTTGACACGTAAGTTCATGTCAATGTACATAAACTCAGCCGCTTTAAATACTGGATCGATAGTCAGTGGTGTTTTCTCACGAATGAATTCTTTAAATGCAATAATCTCACTGTCGCCCGCTCCGATAGAACCGAGAACATCAACAGAGATAAACACTTTACCGTATTGTGGAGGCGTTAGTTCATCACCACCATATACAGAGATTGCTTGAATAGACGGGAACTGTTGCTTGAGTAGAATTTCGTAGTCTGATCTAGTTACTGCACGTTCTTGTGTCTGAATAGATTTAGGTGCGAAGAACTTAATGTCTTCTACACTCTCACTCATAGCACCGAACTTCGCAGTGTATGTGTTTGTGACCTGTGCAGGAAAGCCTGCTACGTTATTAATAGGTGAGAAGTTACGTGCGCCATTTGCTTCACTACCTTTTGTTACACGATATTCGATTTCAATAACATTACCGCTTGCTGGTTCAGCACCAAACTTATTGCGACCAAAATCAATTTTATATAGATTATCGAAGTAAGGCTCTAAGTAGAATACACGATCATTTAATTGTACACCAAATATAGATGTCTTTCTGATATATTCTTTTTTGGTGGACACTGCATTTACATTATCACGTACATTAACACGAATACTATCGATGTCAAGGTTTTCGTTATTGATAATATAATCTAGTGGATCTGTTGTGCTACCTACTGTATAGAACTCTCTTACTACTTTACCTTCATACACTGGAACGTCTGTAATTGAATAAACACCATTTAATGCTGTGACGCTATGATTTCGATCTGTAGAGAATGTAAACGTTTTATTTCCGCACTGTGCATTAAACTTTGTACCTTTAGGGATTGTTACAAAGTTTGGATTATCAGTTACGTTATTTAAAGTGATATTCAATAATGCTTTTGCACTCTTACGTGAACCAGGTGTGTAACCTAATTCTTTTGCATGGCTTTGTACGTTTTCTCGCATGATAGCAGAATCCATGAACATCTCTGAGAATGCCATGTTGCGATAGAAGTTATTCTGAAACGTGTTAGCCGCAAGAACGTCTAGTAAGACATTCATGTTAGACCCTTCAAAGTCATAGTCTCTGAACTGTGCTTGACCTTTCAAATAAGTCTTTAGATTTGCTTTTATTTGTCCAAAGTCTAATTCTGTGAACGGTAAATTGTCTGCCATTATCTTACCCTAGTTAATGATGTCACCAGTGTGACTGGTTCTGAACTATTTATGACTTTAAATACAACAGCAATATTTACTTGATTATCATCTACAGACGATCTTACGTCTATTCCGATGATGTCTGCCCTTGGTTCATAAGCCTCTAATGTGTCTTTGATTACTTCTTTCATAAGAATGATAGTATCGGGTGTCATATTATCAAATAGCATTTGACGTATATTACATCCTAGATTAGGCTGATATGGTCTTTCGCCCTTATCAGTAAGCAACAAATTTTTAATAGAAGCTTTTACAGCTTCTTCATTTGTCTTTCTCGCAAGGTCTTGTGACACAGGATTTTCATCCAGATTCATGAAAAAATCTGAATACAATTCCTGCTTCTTTGTGATCGGTGTAATTCGTGCCATACGTTTACCTTGCTTTTCTCTTATTTATACTTATTCAATGGGTATTCTAACCGTTTCAGTACCAGTAAATCCATCATCGTCTGTAAATGGTCTTGTTACTGTATACGCATTATACTTGCCCGTTTTTGGATCTGTTGAATAACCAACAAACGAATCACCTGCAGAAAGATCACTATCACTTATCGGGAAGTCATCTGGTACTGGTGCGCCTTGAATTCTGTTACCGCTCGGTTTTTCTGAAGTCGGGTCACTATGAGGACTTGGTGTTTCAGTTGGTGCTTGCGGAGCTTTAGGTCCGTTTGTAAAGTCACCACGCTTATGTGCGTTAATATATGATTGAAACTTACCACTGTCGCCCCATGAAACGTTTGCACCGTCTCGCATATCAATATGAATAAAGTTAACTCCACCACTGAAGTAGACTTTCATTCCGACAAAGCCTTCTTGGCTTGCTACACGAATAAAGTTTCGTACTTCATCGTCTGACTTTCCACGCATGTTTACGTCAAGTGCTAGTCCTGACTTGTGTGTAGAGTTCTTAGCGACTCCGCCAGTATTTTTAGCTAACTCAGCATTGTATTGAGGTGATCTATATGCTGAGTTAATATTAAACTCAGTTTCTAGTCTATCACCCATACGCATTAGTCCTGCGTATACTTTATTTCTAACTTGTCTCCAACCATCGCCTGCTACACAATCAGTAACATTAGAAAAACGTGAATGCATATTGATTACACCACTGTTCCATGTAGCATAGCCGGGTAGACCACTATCACTCATACCAGCAATTGCTGATCTTTGCTTTGATGTGATCTCTGTATTCGTAGCCCAGAACTCTGGATCTGGCGCAGGTGGTGGCGGTCCAGACTTATCTCGTTCTGTTGATTTTCGGTTGTTTGCGTCTCTTAATACTTTTCTACCATTTCTACGTGCAGTATCGTTTAAGCGAGGTGCGCCAGCTTGAACTGCTTTAGATGTTTCTTCTAAACCCATGCTCTTAAGAATAGCTTCTTGCGCAATGACTCCAGCAACAAATGTTTTGATACCATCAAGTGGGCTTTTCATAAAGCCTTGAATGAGTTCACTGAATTGACAAAAGCGGAATAGTAAAAGAGCAATAGCATCAGGTGTCAAGTCTTCGAACTGAGCAACAGACTTATCAATAAACTCTTTGATCTTGTCTTTCAACTTGTCTAATGTAAAGTCTTGCATAAACGCTTTAACGTCATTCATCTTCTTCTGAATGGCTTGACCGATTTGTTCTACGTTGCTTTGAATGTTATTAGCAAAGTTAGTAAACTGTGTTACAACACCTTCAATTTGACCAAGTATAGCATCTTTAACTTTATCTACAATCTTTAAGAGCATTTCTTTTAAGATTTCTAGTTTAAGTTTTTCCTTGATTTGTTTGATCAAATATGTTAGATCGAAACTTTTCAATTTATCTAGCAAACTCTCGCCAAGTTGAATGAGTGCAATCAGTTGATTAATCTTACCAAAGACATTACCAAACGATCCGCAGAAGCCAGCAGAGATACTGTTAGCTAAGTTTTGCGCATAATAGAATTCTAATTGACTTAATATATTATTGATACCTGTAGTACCTGAACCCAGTGCAGTATTTGATGGACTGACGGGCAGTGTGACAGGACCTTTTATGAACTCTTGAAACTGAAAGATATCTGCATCAAAGTCATCAATGTCAATACTAGATTGCTGTAAGAAATCTGCAACTTCTGTGTATAGAATGGGAGACTGTTGAAATCTTTGATTGAGAAACGGATAGTCACCATTTCCAATATCGATGTTTCGTAAAGTTCTTGTTAAGTTACCAGCAGATGATAGCAATGCGCCTCTATCAAAGCCAGCGGCTGGGTTTGCTTGTTGTAAAAGCAAATCTGTAAAGTTAAGAAGACCGTCTTCTGCACTTAAACTACCAGACCTGATAGCACCATCTGCATATATTTGAGCAAAAGTTGTTGGTTTACAAGTCATAGTTACTCCGAATCATCTATAGTATCAGATGTAATACCATCTGGCGTAGGTTGTACAGCACTGATACCTTCGTTTGATGCATCAGATGGTCGTCTTGCAGGTGGGTCACTAAGCGTTACTGTAACAGCCTTTGCGCCTTCTGGTGCTTCTGCCGCTTCTTCAGTATCGACTTCTGCCGCACTTGTAGTTTCGCCTAGTCTTACTTCAGAGCCATCTAGTTTAGCAACACCGCTTGACTTCATATCAAGTTTGCCACTTGTTACTGTAATCGCTGTATCTTTCGCTATAGATATGTCTGCCGTCTCTACAACTCCTAATGAATATGCATCACCAACTGCGGTTGTCATTTTCTTTGCTGTCTTAATATATAGATTACCTTCACCAGTTGTCAATACATTAATGTCAGAATTTGCAGTCATGTATGTCATACCCGTTGACTTCAAACTCAATTGTTCTTGTGCCGCAAGATAGATGTCTTTCTTAGAAAGAATAGTCATGGACTCAGTAGTAGCAATCTTAATGTTCTTTGCAATCAAGTCAAGGTTATCAGTATGCGCTTCCATACTATAACGTGAGCCTTTCATTTCGATAGACTCGCCTGCATTCATAACAATCTTACCACGTGCAGTTACGTTATAGTTCTCACACTCTACATTGATATCACCATTGACAAACAAGTTGTGAGCGCCACGATCTACACGTACATCCCATGAACCACCAACATTGACTTTAGTATCGCCTTTGCTGTGTTGATAATGAATGCCTTCTGTATTATTATGCGTGTCGCCAAATGACTTAATCAGTACAGTTCCGTTTGCATTGATTTGAACAACAGATCCAGAGTTATGTGTGATAAGCATATAGCCGCCTTCACCACTACCTTCATCGTTTACTACAACTGAGTTACCGCCAGTCTTAGACTGAAAGACAACAGTGTTCATACTACGAGAAGGTGTAACAGTTCCTGGCTCTGCCCACGTTTCGTCTAACGGACCTTTGATCGCTCTATTCAATTGTGCAGAAGCACTTTGAGCAACAGCCGCAGTATCAGTAGGTGTTTCACCGCTCAAGTATGGCGATAAAGGTGGTTTACCAAAACTGTTAATATAATCTTTGCTGAGTTTACCTGACATCTTAAGCTTCTTCTTCTGGTTGAGTTCCGAACCCAAATGTATCTGTGTTAGAGCCTGGGATTGAACCGACTAGCATAGGATGTTGCGCATCTCTACCATCAGCATAAAAGCCTAATACCCATTCGCCTTCATCTGGTATACACTGCATCTTACCAAATGTTCCATTGATGACCCATGCCCACGGCAAGTCTTGATCTTCAACGTAATCTAATTCTTCTTTATCATTTAATTCGACAGGTATACGAGGGTCTTCTGGATGCATACCCAGAGTTCTTACACGCACACGACCATTATTAGTTGGATCGTCTTTATCGACAACAACACCAAAGAACCAAAAGGGGTTTAAACTTGTACCTTCAAC